AAATAGCTACAATATCAACAAACAATGATAAAGAATTAGGAGAAATAATTGCTAATGCTTTTAGATCCGTAGATAACACAGGCGTTGTTATGATGGAAGTTTCTGCATCAGGTAAAACTGAAATAGAAGTTATTGAAGGAGTTCAATACGATAAAGGATTAACAAATTCTCATTTTGTAACAAACAAGCAGAATAAAACTGCAGAATTAGACAACCCATTAGTATTGCTAGTTGAATCACCTATTGAAACAATTAGGCAAATTCAATCAGTGCTAGAGTATGTAATAAAAAACAATAAACCTTTGCTTATTATAGGCGATTTAGAACAAGGTGTTTTATCAGCTCTAGCTATGAATAAAACGAAAGGTAATATAAAAGTAAATGTTATCGATGCTCCAACTTATGGTATCAATAAAAAACAAACATTAGATGATTTATCTTTATTAACTGGCGCGACTATTGTAAATGAAGATTTGGGTGATGATATGGATTTAATACAAATTGAATATCTTGGCACTTGTTTAAAAAGTGTTACATCGCATTCAGATACAATAATACAAGTAAAAGAAACTTCTTTAGAAATAGAAGATATTATTAAAAGTATTAAAAATAAATTAAAACTAGATAACCCTTCTCATGAAGTAATTAAACTAGAAAAAAGATTAGCTATGTTGGCTGCTAAAATAGCTGTAGTTAAAGTAGGTGCAAATTCTGAAATAGAATTAAAAGAAAAAAGCGATAGAGTTGAAGATGCTCTTTGTGCAACTAAAGCAGCTATAAAAGAAGGAATAGTTCCAGGTGGTGGAATAGCTTTAGTAAACGCATCAATGAAATTAAACAAAATTGAAATAGGAAGTAAAGTGCTTGCAGAAGCAATATTATCTCCTTTCAAAACAATACTTAGTAACGCTGGTTTGAGTTGTGATACTCCAACTAAAGCTAATCAAGGTATTGATGTAGTTACAGGGAATATGGTAAATATGATTGATGCTGGGATTATAGATCCATTGCTTGTTACTAAAAGCGCATTACAAAACGCAGCTTCAGTAGCAACAACAATATTATCAACCGATTGTGTAATCAATAATTTAAGAATAGATGAAGGCAATAGGTAGAAATTTAATCATAGAAAAAACAAAAGAAGGAACCACTAAAACTAAAGGTGGTTTACTTCTTGCAGAAACTCATAGAGATGACATTAGATACGTAAAAGCTAAAGTTGTTTCAATAGGTGAAGAAATTAAAGGAATAGACAAAGGTTCTGAAATATTTTACGATAGACACGCTGGTCATAAAATAGAAATTGACAAACAGCCTTATCATGTTATAAAAGCTCAAGATGTTGTTGTGGTGTTATGAGAATAACAGCTAGTGACATTAAAGAGTTAAACTTATTAAAGCATTATAGAATAATTCGTAAATGGGCTTGTAAAAATAATGATTTAACAGACGCAGACTTAGAAGTATTAATATACTTAGACTGCATGGATCTTTTTAGTAAGCATGATTTTGAGCAAGGTGTTTATTCTTACAGTTGGGATAATAGAAGATGGAGTAGATTGATTAAAGACGATTGGATTGTTGTGTGGAGAAAAAGAAATAGAACTACACAAAAATATAATATATACAAAGTGTCATTTAAATGTAAACAACTTATAATGAGAATGTATAGAATTATGTTAGGTCATGATGATATACCAACTAGTGAAAGAAGAAATAAATTAATAAAAGGCAATAGTTATACTGATAAAGTAATGACACAAGCTATATACAACGTAAACAAAGACAAAAATAGATAACATGGGATTATTTAGTAGAAGAAATAAAAGAAGAATAGACGCTTCTAGAGCTATACGTAGTATTACAGGGGGTATGTTAGGTGGTAACTCACAACAAAATTATCAAGACGATGTTATGTCTAGTCTTGAAAATATAACAGAACAACTAGGTAGTATTGGCGCAACTAGTCCTGAACCAACTGACGTAGCAAGTCAAGCAGCAGGAGGAGGTTCTGGTGGTGGAGTTGCTGACGCTACACAAGCAGCAATGGTAGATCCAACAGAAGTTCAAGAATCAATGATGGGTGATACTAATGCGTTAGATTCAGTAAACGCTACAAGCGCATTAAACACCTTAAAAAAATACAAAGGTAGTTGTAAAATGAAAAGAAAAAACAAATAAAAAATAAATTATGGCACATCACGGAAAATACGATCCTTCAATGGAAAAATTAAAACCTGGAACTAAAGTAGGTATAGTAGGTGAATCTCATGTTTGGGACGGACCTTTAAACCAAGAAGGTAGAGCTCACGGAGAAGGTTCAAGCTCAGGTATAACTGGTATGGAAGTATTAAAAGCACCATCAATGTATAAAGCTGGTCCTATATCTACAATAGCTAAAGTATTTAAATAAATGAGATCTCCATTTTATAAAGAAGGATTCCCTGAAATAAAACCAGAGAATAAAGGTAAGTTTACAGCATGGGCTAAAAAGAACGGTTTTAAAGACGCTTGTTCTGCTGCATCATCTGTAATGTCAAATAAAAATAAGTATAGCGAAGAGGTTGTTAAAATGGCTAACTACGCTAATAACTTCGGTTGTAAAAATAAATAACATGAGAAGCAAGTCACCATTCAGACAAGATAAATGTTCTACCGCTTGGGCCAAGTGGGAAGAAGGTTATAAAAAAGTTGGTAAAGATAAACCATCAGATAAATTTAAAGGCAAATCAGAAATGCAAGTTGAAAGAGGAGAGTTTGAATGTAGAGATGGTAAAATAAAATTGAAAAAAACTGACGATGCAGAACAGCCAATAACTAAAAAACCAGAATAATATGGCATTTAAAATAAGCAGTCCATTTCTTATGGAAAATAAGCAATGTGAATCAATGAGAAAACAAGCAGCTAAACTTGCTAAAGAAGTTCAAGCAATGCGAGCTGAAAGTAAAAAAACAGGTAAGGTAACTAACTGGGACGCTAAAGCGGATGAGTTATCTAGAGTAAGAGAAAGAATAGCCGAACAATGCAAAAAATAAAAAAATAAATTATGAGTTCACCATTTCAAAGAGCGTTTAGCGGGAAAAGTCCATTAAACAAACACGGTAAATTAGAAAAGAAACTAAAAAAAGTAAAAGAAGGAAAAATAGGATCTGAAGGTCAAGGCGGTATAGATTATGAATTACAATCTCAGCTAGAAGAACAAATCAAAGTTGCTAAAGCTAATCATAGCAAACAACAAGATAATAGTATTGTTGAAGAAGAAAGAGACAACAGTCAGATGGATGCTTCTATGGCTAACTACGGTGTAAGCAATAAAAAAAAAACTAAAAGCGTAGCTCAAATGAGATCTCCTCTTAACGGATCTTATGAAAGTGGTGGTAGAGGTGAAATATATGTTTCTTCAGTAGGAGCTATTCAACAAGCTGTTAGTTCTGTTCAAAACGCTGTAGATTCTTACATGAATGAAGATCCTCAACATAAAGCAGATAGAATAGCTGGTAGAATTGATAGTAGAAAAAATAGATTATATCACGGTGAAGATATAATGAATGATGATAGTTTAACAGACGAAGAAAAAGAAAATAAATTAGCAGAAGTAAATCAAAGAAGTTATTCTATGAAAACGCAAGAATTAATAGATAGAGCTGCTACTTCTCAAAAAGAAGCTGATGAATTTGAGCTTTCAGAAATTGAAAGACTTAAAAAAGAAAACGAAGCTTACAAGAAAAAATTTAATATTTAAACAATGGGACACAAAGGACATTACGGAGAATACACGGGTAACGCTAAATGGTCAAAAAACCACGCTGACACAAGAGTTACTAAATCAAACTATAAAGCTTCTGAAAGAGATGATGCTGCTCATATTGATTATCTTAAAAGAGATATAGATTATGACAACAAACATGGTCATAGCGATAAGAATATGACTGCTGATGAAAAGCATATTTCAAAACTAGCAGGTGATATGAAATATGATAAAAAGCATCACTCACCAGCTAAAAACAAAGTAGAAGGAATGAGTCATGAAGAATTAGCAAAGTTTTCTCAAGATAGACCTGCGCCAGCAAGTGGCAAAACAGGTTATGAAAGACATATGGAAATGCATAATTCTCCAAACAAAATGATGGGTGATAGAAAAGAACATAAAATGAGTAATAGTGAATACGAAGCTCATTTACAAAGTCCAAGAGGAAAACAAGAACACGGGTCACCAGCTAAACAAAAAGGAAACCGTGGTGATCATAGCACTATGACTGATGGTGAATATTCAAGACACTTAGAAACTCCAAGAGGAAAACAAGAACATGGTTCACCGACTCAAAAAAAAGGTTTATGGGCTAATATTCACGCAAAAAGAAAAAGAGGAGAATCACCAGCTCAACCTGGAGACAAGAATTATCCAACTGAAAAAGCATTAAAAGATTCACAATAACAATAACCAATAACAATAACAAAACTATGTACGATAAAGGAGCATTACCAAACCTAAATAAAGGTTACAAAAGCGAATCAGTTAAAACTGAAAGAGCTAATTTAATGAATGATAACCCCGTAGCTAGAGACGCTAGTGGAGGAAGATCATGGATGTCTAAACACTCACAATCAAAAATGGGTGGATCACCTGCTGCAATGCATGATGGTAAAAAATTTGAAGATGAAGGTTTTATGGATTCTCATTTTAAATCAGGAAAACCAAGAAAATAACAGTAGAGAACTGTAAAAAACTCGCCAAACAAAATCAAAAAACAAAACAAAAACAAAAACAAAATGGCAAAATTTATTAAATTTAAAATTTCTAACGCAACTACATTAGCTGCTGGAGGAGATTACGCAAGAGACGTATTAGTAAACGTTGACGACATCGAAAACGTAGCTGACGCTGTGAACGGTGGAGTTTACACTGCAATCGTAACATTAAAAGGAATCGTAGGATTAGGAGCTGGTCATGCTGACGGAGCTACTGTACCACCTGACACTATTGGTGGAAGAATACTTACTTTAAGAGTATCTACTTCTGCTGTAGCTGCTGTTAACCCAACTGCAATCACAGTTAGCCGTAACATGCCTTCACAAGCTATTGTAAGAGCATTAACTGCTAACCCAGGTGGAATTTCTTCACTATGTTCATTAAGTGTTGATGGAAATGGAGTTGTAGCTGCTCAAGGTGGTACTGCTGCTCAAATGTTCTGGTCAAGCGCTGTATTTGCATCTGATAGCACTTTATAATAATACTTATGAGATCTAGAGGTTTTGGCGACAGCATAGAGAAGTTTACTAAAGCTTCAGGTATCAAGAGTATTGTTGACAATGTATCAAAAGGTTTAAACATTCCCTGCGGCTGTCAAAGTCGTAGGGATGCTTTAAACAAAATGCTTCCATACAAAAAATAATATGGCTTTTAAATTAAACAATCCACCTTATATGGTAGATAATCTTAGTACTCCTGTTTATCATGTAGACATGGAAGATGGTGTAATGGGTAAAGCTAATAACAATGGAACTATTATTATAAATCAAAACACAAATCCTGACGATATACCAAAAGTAATTGAACACGAAAAAGTTCATATAGATCAAATGAAAAGAGGAGATCTTAACTACGATCATGAAAATGTATATTGGAAAGGTAAAAAATACTCAAGAGCTGATATGGCAGAAGGTGCTAAGAACTTACCATGGGAAGCTGAAGCATATAAAAAAGTAAAATGAGTAAAAAGAAATTTCACGAAACAAAAGTCGGACAGTTTTTATCACAAGCTGCTCCAGGTATTTTAGGAAGTGTAGGTAATGTATTACCAGATAATGGCGTATTGGGAATAGTTAAAAACTTAATACACAAAGACCCAGTTATGCCAACAGAAGATAAAGAAAAAGCTCTTAAGCTTTTAGAGCATGATATGATAGAGATGCAAGAGATCTCAAAACGCTGGTCTAGCGATATGAAATCAGATTCATGGCTTAGTAAAAACACTCGTCCAATGTCTTTAATATTTCTAACTGTAATGACCATAGCTTTTATATGGGTTGATAGTCACGAGTCATTATCATTTACAGTAGAACAAGAGTGGATAAGTTTATTAAAAACATTAACAGCAACAGTATATGTAGCCTATTTTGGTTCACGTGGTGTTGAAAAATTTAAAACAATAAGTAAATAATAAAAAATGGGAATATTTAGCAAAGCAATAAGTGTAACAAAAAGTGACACCATAAATACTCTTCCAGCATGGGAATTTATGAATCAAACAGGTACGTTGGGAACTTTTTTATCAGGTTCTTTAATATATGTTGGAGGTGCTGGAGATGTAAACGTAATAGTTGCTGGAACAGTAGGACCACAAAATACTGTTAAATCTACAACAGTTTCAGCTGGAGGTACTGGTTATACAAACGCAAACGGCGTGTCGCCAACAGGAGGATCAGGATCTGGATTAATTGTTAACACAACTACTGCTGGAGGAGCAATAACTGTTGTTGTTATAACAGCTGCTGGTACTGGATATGCTGTAGGAGATGTATTAGTTATACCTGGAGGTAACGGAAACGCAAGACTTACTATTGATTTTGTAGCAGATACACTACCTACAGTTGCTCAAGGCGTTGAATTTGCAGGATTACAAGCTGGTGATACAATGCCAGTATATGTTGACTATGTTTTAAGTACAAACACATCAGCTACTTTATTGGTAGCAGGAAGAGAATCATCATTAGGGTAAATACCTAATATATAAGTGATTATATAAATAAGTAAACAATAACAATTAAATTAAATTAAATTATGGCAAAAGCTAAAAAAATTACAAAAGAACAATTAGAAGTAGTATCTAAACAACAAGACGCGTTAAGTGGGTTTTTAAGATCACTAGGTGTTTTAGATGTGCAAAAACAAAATCTTCATGGTAAGATAGTTGAGGTATCTAAAGAAATAGAAGCTACTAAAAAAGAACTTGAAGATGAGTATGGTCAAGTAAATATCGATCTTACAGACGGTACTTACACAGACATTGAAAAAGAAGATGCAGAGTAATATAAGAAAGATTAGCATTGGATCTGATTATAAAAATGACGCTATGCACTACGCCATTGGACAACAAGTCTATGGTGGACATGAAATAGCTTATATAATACATGAACAGTCTGATAATTCTTATAATATATTTATAAAGAAAAACAACGAGGTATTGCCATGGAAAAAATTTAATTCTAACATGGCTATATCCGTTGAGTATGATTTAGAATACTAATGAAAAGTTTATATGATTTTATTGTACAGCCTTTAGGTGATAAGTACAGTAATGCTATTAAAATTGGCGGTAAAGATATTGTAGTTAATACTAAAATTGAAAACTGGAAATTTGTAAACAGATTAGCTATAGTAAAAGAAACTCCTTTAGCTTTTAAAACAAAAGTTAAACCGGGTGACATTATAGTTATTCATCAAAATGTTTTTCGAACTTTTTATGACATGAGAGGTGTAAAGAAAAAAAGTAGATCTTATTTTAAAGATGATCTTTATTTCTGTGCAATTGATCAAATGTATTTATATAAAAATCAAGAAGGTTGGCATAGTTTTGGCGACAGATGTTTTATTAAACCTGTTAAAGATACTAATGATTTAACGTTAGATAAAGAAAAAAAGCTTATTGGTATATTAAAATATGGTAATAGCTCATTAGAAGCGCTTAATATTAACCCAGGCAACTTAGTAGGTTACACACCTAACGGTGAATGGGAATTTTTAATTGAAGGAGAGCGCTTATATTGTATGAAATCAAATGATATTGTTATAAAGTATGAAAACGAAGGAAACGAAGTTGAGTATAATCCGAGCTGGGCAAGTAGCGGTGGAGGAATTAATTAAAGTTGCAAAAGAACCTATAGTAGATTCAGACGATGATATATCAGCTGATAGACTTAAAAATGCAGCTGCTACAAAAAAGCTAGCTATATTTGATGCTTTTGAAATATTAAGTAGAATACAAGCAGAGCAAGATATATTAGATGAAAAACCTAAAGAAGTTAAAAAAGAAACTACGTTTCGTGGTTTTGCTGAAGGGAGATCTAAATAATGTATAAGCAAACTTTATATAAAATATTAAAAGACCATATAAAACCTAAAGTTCTTAAACGAATGAATAGGTTTAAAAAATGGGAATATGGATATAACGTAGATCATGATATGATTGTTATATCTAGAACAGGTCAGATTGGTGATATTTATGAGATACAAAATCTTAAAATAGCTTTACCCAAACAAAACGATGTTTACGAGTTTGAAGAAAACAAGTGGACTAGGTTTGATTATCCAAAACAATTACAAAGAATAAAAACAGTATTTGATTGGAGAGAATATCCTGATGATTTTAAAGAAATGTGGTATGACTACATTAATCTTGAATTTAAAAGGCGCGAAGAAGGTTTTTGGTATATAAATAAAGATGTACCTATATACTTAACTGGTACTCATTACATGTATTTACAATGGTCAAAAATTGATGTTGGTCAACCAGATTTTAGAGAATCAAATAGATTATTTTTTATATTTTGGGAAGCCTGTAGAGCAGATGATAGAAGTTACGGTATGTGTTATTTAAAAAATAGACGATCTGGTTTTTCATTTATGGCTTCTGGTGAAACTGTTAATATGGCTACTATATCTAGTGACGCTCGTTTTGGTATATTATCTAAATCAGGTGCTGATGCTAAAAAAATGTTTACAGACAAAGTAGTGCCAATATCAGTTAACTACCCTTTCTTTTTCAAACCAATACAAGACGGTATGGATCGACCTAAAACAGAACTAGCATATCGCGTGCCAGCTTCTAAGTTTACAAGAAGATCTATAGTGTCTACAGATAAACAAGAAGATCTTACAGGACTTGATACAACTATTGACTGGAAAAACACTGGAGACAATGCTTATGATGGTGAAAAACTAAGATTATTAGTACATGATGAAAGTGGTAAGTGGGAAAGACCTAATGATATACAAAACAATTGGCGTGTTACTAAAACAACATTAAGACTAGGTTCTAGAATTATAGGTAAATGTATGATGGGATCAACGTCAAATGCTTTAGATAAAGGTGGTAGAAATTTTAAAAAATTATATGATGACTCAGATGTTACGAAAAGAAATGCAAATGGACAAACCCGTTCAGGACTCTATTCTTTGTTCATACCTATGGAATGGAACTACGAGGGATACATTGATTCTTATGGGTATCCTGTTTTCGAAACCCCATCAAAACAAGTGTATGGGCCTCATGGAACGCCAATTAAAATCGGGGTCATTGAATACTGGGATAATGAAGTAGAAGGTCTTAAAGATGATCAAGACGGATTAAATGAATTTTACAGACAGTTTCCTCGTACAACTAAACATGCTTTTAGAGATGAATCTAAAATGTCTTTATTTAATCTAACTAAGATCTATCAACAAATAGATTTTAATGAAGATTTAAAAAATTCACTATCAGTTACGCAAGGTAATTTTCAATGGGAAAATGGTGAAAAAGATACTAGAGTAATATTTGCACCAAGTAAGCAAGGAAGATTTTATATAACTTGGGTGCCACCAGTACACTTACAAAACAAAAGATTTATTAGACATAGTGTTAGTTACCCAGGTAATGAACATTGTGGAGCTTTTGGTTGTGATCCATATGACATATCAGGTACAGTAGATAAAAGAGGTTCTAACGGTTCTTTACATGGTTTAACTAAATTTAGCATGGAAGAAGTACCACCAAATCATTTTTTCTTAGAATATATCGCTCGTCCACAAACAGCTGAAATATTTTTTGAAGATGTACTTATGGCTTGTGTATTTTATGGCATGCCAATATTAGCAGAAAATAATAAACCTAGATTACTCTATTATTTTAAACGTAGAGGTTATAGAGGTTTTGCAATGAATAGACCTGATAAAAAAAGAAATAAATTATCTGTAACAGAAAGAGAAATTGGTGGAATACCAAACTCTAGTGAAGATATAAAGCAAGCACACGCTTCAGCTATTGAAACTTACATTGAACATTTTGTAGGTTTAAAAGAAACGGGATATGGAGATATGTATTTTCAAAGAACGTTAGAAGATTGGTCTCAATTTAATATAAATAATAGAACGTCTCATGATGCTTCTATTAGTTCTGGACTTGCGTTAATGGCCTGTAACAAACATAGGTACGCACCAGCAAATAAAATACAATTGAAACCAGTTGATCTAGGTATAAAAAAATACAATAACCAAGGAACTACATCAAAAATTATAAATTAATGAATATATATACTAATACCAATAGTGCTTTCCCTAGTCAAGTAGTGAGTGATGCTGAAAAAGCAAGTTT